TTCAACCAAATTAGGCCAATGTTGTCAAATATTAGCACCAGGACAATCGGCTGACGATATAATGGGTAGGAATTGGGGGTTTCAGTTGATTCGTTTAAAATGGAATCAAATTGCCCCAACTATATCCAAAGGTGGCGGTGCAAGTGGATTTATTCACCCTGATTTTGCTAGAAAAGTTTCAGCAAATGAATTAAAAAGAATAGGGTCTTATCCTGACCTGTTTATACTTGCCGGAAACCGAACAAATATTCAAGATCGCATCGGTAATTCAGTCCCACCGTTGTTCATGCGTGCGATTGCTCAGCATGTGCAGGAGACGATTCTAGATGTCAACACCGTTTGAGGATTACCCCTCCCTTGCCAAACGTGACGACGAAAACGCTGCCCAGTATCAGGCGTTTATCGACTATATCAGCCTGGGTTGGGATCGCTCACTGGACAATCTGCGCGCGCAGTATATTGCTGCATTGGAGGCGCATCAAAAAGTACCGACCAAACAGCGGCGAACCCTGGGCGAGTGGTCAACCCGGTATGAGTGGCAGAAACGCCTCGGCCAGTGGCGGGAGGAGGTCGCCGCCCAGACCATCCGCCACCAGGAGGAATATCTGCAAGACAACATCGCCTGGCAGTTGAAGATGCACGCCAAACTCCGCACCCAGATTGAGAGTATGGTGGCCCGGTTCGATGAACTCAAGATCACCCGTAAGGCGACGGTTGATGACCCGCGCAACCCCGGTCAGAAGATGGAAGTGGTTCACCAGCGGGTCAATGTGCGCGACCTGGAGACGCTGGTCAAGACCTACTCCGAACTGGGTGAAAAACTGCGCCGTCAGTTGGGGTTGAAGGAAAGCATCAGCCTGGAAATCCCCGGTGTCAAAGCCTACATCGGGTTCAGCCCGGAGGAGTGGGACGCCGAGAACCCGCCGGAAGGCGACTAAACATGGTTGCCCTGCGCCGCTATATTGCCCCGTTTGACCTGCGTCAAATCCCCTGGCAGGCTCAAGCCATCCGCGACAAAGCCCTGATTAACCTGTTTACCGGCAGCGCTGGCGGCGGCAAGTCGCGCCTCGGCATGGAAAAGCTTCACGCGATGATGCTGCACTATCCCGGCGCAACCGGGCTGATGCTCCGCAAGACCCGTGAGAGCGTGACCAACTCGCTCGTACTGCCGTTTGAATATCTGGTCGTCGGGCGCGACAAACGGGTGAATCACGTCGTCAGCAAGAGCCGGTTCGAGTACAGCAATGGGTCGATCCTGGTCTATGGCGGTATGAAGAATCGCGAACAGCGCGAGCAGATCCGCTCGGTCGGTCTGGAATCGGGCGTTGATTTTATCCTGATGGAAGAAGCGACCGCTTTTTCTGAGGATGACTTCAACGAACTGCTGGCCCGGTTGCGTGGACAGGCCGGGTCTTTCCGCCAGATCATCCTGGCGACCAACCCCGACCAACCCGCCCACTGGATATACCAGCGCCTGATCCAGAACGGCGAGGCCAGTGTGTATTACAGCGGCGCGAGGGATAACCCCCATAACCCCGCTGAATATCTGGCGATCCTGGAACACCTTACCGGCCTACTCTATAAACGTCTGGTTCTGGGGCAGTGGGTGATTGCCGAGGGCGCGGTGTATGATACGTTTGAACCGGATGTTCATATCCTCGAAGAACTACCCCGCGATCCCGACCTGCATTACCGCCGATTCGTGGGCGGCCAGGACTGGGGTTATACCAATCCAGGCGTGTTCAAGGTGTACGGCATCGACAGCGACGGACGTCTGACACTGGTCAAGGAAATTTACCGGACGCGCAAATTGATCGGTTGGTGGGCAGAGCAGGCTAAAGCGTTGTGTGACCTGTACAGCGTGGACACGGTGATCTGCGACCCGGCTGAACCCGGTTTCATTGAGGAGTACACCCAGGCCGGTATTCCGGCCATTCCCGCCGACAACGCCATTGTCGCCGGTATCCAGAAGGTGCAGCAGCGCTTAGCGGTACAGGAGGATGGGCAGCCCCGCCTGTACTTCTACCGGCATGCCTGTGACGACACCGACCCCGCCCTGGAAGCCGCCAAACAACCAACTTGCACGATTGAAGAATACCCCGCCTATGTCTGGGCGCAGGGGGTGGACGGCAAACCCAACAAGGAGAAACCAGTGGATCAGTACAACCACGGTCTGGATGTGGATCGTTATGTCTGTGCTCACCTGGCCGAATCCGAAGGGCGCGTCCTCTCCTTCCGATAACCCCGCGTGTGATAGAATACAAGAAACAATCATTCACACGGATCCGTGATGACTTATTCTCCGTTTGCTACCGTAAAACGCACCCCTCCGGTGACTAAAGCCCGGCCCGTGCTGCCCATGATGTACTTCGAGGGCGGCGAGTGGCGCTGGTCGTTCCATGACTCGTTTGAGGATTACGCTAAGGATGGCTACGAGCGCAACGCCATTATCCATATGGCGATTGCCTACAAACAGCGGGCGTTGGCTCAAGCCCCGCTGCGCCCGTTCGAGGGCAACTTCCAGCAGTACCAACTGGCCGACATGAAACACCCCTCGTGGGCGTGGTGCCTACGCCCGAACGAACACCAGTCGGGTATGGAGTTCATGCAGCAGGCCATCTGTTACCTTGACCTGTCGGGCAACAATTACATCTTCATCGATAAAGACCGCGACGGCACGATCAAGGCGCTCCACAACCTGCGGCCCGACCGGGTGAAACTGGCGTTCCAGCAGGGGAAATTCCTGGGTTATTATTACATCCCCGAAGGCGAGCCGCTTGAAAAGGGCATCCCCATTCTGCCCGACCGCATGATGCACATCAAATATCCAAACCCGCGTGACCCCTATGAGGGGCAGGGGTATGGGTTATCGCCCATCATGCCGATGGCGCAGCCCGCCGACGTGGATAATTTCATCACGAAGTTTTTGCACAAGTATTTCGCCACCGGGATCACGACCCTGGGCGCACTGGTCAGCCCGCGTGTGGTATCCGAAGCGGATCGCGCCATCTACCGTGACATGTGGATGGAGATGTACGGCGGCGTCGATAACTGGGCCAGGCCGATGTTTCTCGACGAGGGCATGGACTGGAAACCATTCCAGGCACCGTTCAAGGATATTGACTTCAACACCATTGACCGGCGCGGCGAAGCCCGGATGTTAGGGCCGGTAGGCGTCAACGGGATTCTGCTCGGTCTGCCCGGCGCGATGGAGCGCAGCACCTACAACAATATCCGCGAGGTGCAGCGTGATTTCTGGGAGACGACCTTCAACCCGCAACTGCTCTTATTCCAGGTCGAATTTATCAACATGCTGACCGCGCCTGATGGCGTGTTCCCGATGTTCGATACCTCCGATGTCCCCGCCCTACAGCGCGACTTGCCGCCGATGGTGGACAGTTCGGTCAAGCTGATTCAGGTCGGAATGCCGCCCTATATCGCCTACCAGACAGTCGGCCTCAAGGTGCAGCGCTATCCGGGTGACGAGATCGCCCGCGTGCCGCTGAGCCTGCAACCGGTCGGCACGCCCGCGCCCGCCCTACCCAACACAACCCCGCAAACTGCCCCGGAAGAGGAAACACCGGAGGATGAAGGCGGTATAGAGGAGGCGGTGCCGGAGGAGGAAGAAGTCACCCAGGCCGACGATCCCGCGTTAGACCTGAAAACCTGGACGCCGGAAGAAAAGGCGATCATCTGGAAAGCGCAGGACAACCTGGCACGAACCTACGAAGCGCCTTTCGCCGAAGCCGCTTATGCCCAGTTCAAGCGCGATCACGCCGAGGTTGCCGCCATCCTGAACCAGCAGGCCGAAAAAGCCCGCCAGCAGAAAAGCACTGCCAACTGGCTCGAAGCCGAACGCCTGGTGCGTGAATACCTGGACACCGTGGGGTTGCCGCGCTGGAAGGCGACGTTTTACCCGCTTCAGGTCGCGCTGGTCAACGATGTGGCCGACTTTTGGATGGCCGATATTGGGTTGGCGTTTGACGTGGTGAATATCGAGGGCATGATGTGGTTCCAGGAATATCAACTGACGTTTGCGCAGCCCATCAACCAGACCACGAGCGATAACCTTCATGACCTGTTACAGCAGGGGCAGCTTGAAGGTTGGTCGATTGAAACCATGAGTAACCACCTGAGTGACATCTTCCAGCAGTACATGACCGGCAAACTGACGCCGGAGGATTTTGAGTGGTTCAGCGCCCGAATGCCACAGTACCGGCGCGAGTTAATCGCGCGCACAGAAACCACCAGGCTTTCAAACTCCGGGTCATATAACCTGTTACGCAATTGGGGCGTCGATGAAAAGGAATGGCTGGCCGCGATGGATGACCGGGTGCGCGATACCCACGCTGCCATGAACGGGCAGGTCAAGCCGATGAGCGAGCCGTTTGAAAGCCCGTCCGGGCAACAGTTGATGCAGCCCGGCGACCCAAAAGCCGACTTGAGCGAAACCGCAAATTGCCGCTGTACCCTGCTGCCCCGTTTCCCGGAGACTCGCGCCCGTATGATACACTTGAAGGTGAAAGAATTGGAGCAGAAATGGCCCGACCAATAGGCACCGAATATTCGATGGTTCAATGGGACGCCGCCACCGGTCAGCGCATCCAGATCACTTACCGGGTCTGGGCGCATCAGATTGACCGCAAGGGCGTAGTTCGCGAGCAGGTTGAGGAAATCGCCCGTGAGGTGCTGCCCGACCAGTTCCACCAGAGCCTGGGGCCAGAGGAGACTAAAGATCATGCCTAAACCAAGAAGCCTTAATCATGATGAGGTTATCTATAAGACCTTCGATGCCTTCGTGGTTGATACCAAACAGATCAGTGACAGCGAGGGCGTTGTCACCGCCATTGTCAACACGTTTGGGATCATCGACCACGCACTGCCGCCTGACGTGGTGCATCCTGGGGCGTTCACCAAAACTATTCAGGAACGTGCTGGAAAAATCCGCGTGTTGGATAACCATCAGACTGACAGCGTAATTCGTTCAATTGGCCGCCCGGTTACTATCCGCGAGGTTGGCCGTAGCGAATTGCCCCCTGAACTACTGGATAAAAACCCCTCTGCAACCGGCGGTCTATATACCGAAACCCTGTTCATGCTAGATGACCCGACCAGCGCAGCGGTGTTTAAACGATTACAGGCCGGGTTCCTCAATGAATTCTCCATTGGTTTTCAAGTTATGGAAGCCGATTTTCAGAAGATGGTCAATCCTGAAACCGGTAAGGAAATCACGGTCAGGCAGGTGCGACAAGCGGCTTTGTTTGAATATTCAGTAGTTTTATGGGGTGCCTCTGAAACCGCGACACTGGGCGTAAAGTCGGTTGTCCCGAAACAGGATGTACCGCTTGCTGGCCGCGAGGTTGCCTGGGACGGCAGCGCAGCCGAAAGCCGTGTCCGCAACTGGGCTGGTGGCGAGGAGGATATGGACTGGGCAAAATACCGCAAGGCGTTCATGTGGTATGACGCCGACAACCGTGACCAGTTTGACAGCTACCATTTACCCTACGCCGACATCATTGACGGCGAACTACGGGCCGTGCCGCGTGGCATATTTGCCATTGCCGCCGTCCTGCAAGGTGGACGCGGCGGGGTCAATATCCCGGAAGAAGATAAAACCCGGATCAAGGGGATTGTGTCGGGCTGGTACGCCCAGATGCGAAAAGAATTTGACGATGAGACGATTGTGCCGCCCTGGGACGAAAGCGGATTGGAGATACCGATGGCCGAAGAAAAAGAACGCACCGGAGACGGTCAGGAAGTACAGCGCCTGGGCGACTTCATTTTTGGGCAGGTGTACGGTGTGGCCGCAGGTTGGCTTACCTACATGTTGACCGACGGTGTGATCGACGTGAACGAAATGCGGGCTGTTATGGGCGCATTTGATACGCTTTACGATACCCTCATGGGCACGATGGGCGAGGAGATGTGGCAGCGCCCGTTATCGGTTGTCCCGGCGGTGTCTCTGGCCGCCTATTTGAATCCCACGCCAAAATCTGATACGCTTAATAGTGAAAGCGAAACACCCGTAAGCCGCACCTCCTCACAGGCCGAGCCGCCACAAGCACTCACCTCTGAGCAAATCGAGGACGCACTTGCAAAACTTTCGCAATTGCAAATCGAATATGCAGAGACAGGAGTGCAAGATGCCAGCACCAGTACAGGACATCCCGGCGCTCAAGGCTCAGATCAAAGCGACCGTTGACGAAGCTACACAGTTGATGGCTCCCGATTCCTCAGCCGAGGATAAGGAGAAGGGCGTTAAGCTACTTGAATCCATCGACGTGCAGAAGCGCGAACTGGTCAACCTTGAGAAGCTCGAGGGATACAAGAAGGAATTTGCCACTCAGGCCAACGCGGCCAATGGCAACGGCAACGGCGAAACCCCCGTTGATCGCAAAGCCGGTGAGATTGTCACCGATGCGGCCTACAAACCGCAAGGGAGCAAGTTCGACAACTTTAATCGCTACCTGCGGGCGGTCTATCTGGCCGACAAAACCCATCAAGTCGATACACGCCTGGCCTACCATGAAGACGACCCGGTTTCCGGTGAAGCAAAAGTCATGGTCGAGGGCGTGGGTGCATCGGGCGGGTTCCTGGTTCCACCGGAACAGCAGCAGACCACGCTAGCGGTCGATGCGCCAGAGGCGATTGTTCGCCCACGCGCGACCGTGATCCGCATGAACCGCCGCCAGTTCAATGTACCCGTGATCGATCAGACCGTCGGTGCAACCGGTGTTGCGCCCTGGTTCGGTGGGTTGCAGGTTTACTGGACTGAGGAGACTGGTGTGAAAACGGCGTCGGATATGGGCTTCAAAGAGATCACCCTGGTTGCCCACAAGATGACGCTCCGCACGCTGGTTTCAACTGAACTGCTCGACGACAGCATGGTTTCCGTGTCCGATCTGTTGATGGGGCCACGCGGCTTCGGCGGCGCAATCCCCTGGACAGAAGAATACTCGTTTATGCGCGGTACCGGCGCAGGCCAGCCACGCGGGATCATCGGCGCAGGCGCGACCATCGTTGTGCCGCGTCAGACGCAGGGTCACATCGTCCTAGATGACATCGTGAACATGTACCAGAATTTCCTGCCCTCGGGCAACGGAATCTGGATCGCCGCGCAGAACACCATCAGTGACCTACTGCTGATGAATGGCCCGGCGGGTAATGCGTCCTACGTCTTCATGCCATCAGCCCGTGACGGAATGCCGAATTATCTCATGGGAATGCCGCTGTTCTTCAGCGACAAATCCCCGCGTATGGCGAACGGCGCAGTCGGCGACATCATGCTGTGCGATTGGAGCTATTATCTGATCGGCGACCGGCAGGCGACGACCCTGGCGAGTTCGGCACACGAGTATTTTAGCTACAACAAGGTGGTGTTCCGCGCGGAACATCGCATCGACGGTCAGCCCTGGCTATCGGCACCGATAACCTATGAAAATGGCACAGACCAAGTTTCACCTTTTGTCGTCCTTGGCTCGAAAACGACATAGTGGAGGTGTATGATGCCAGCAGACTATTGTGAACGTTTCAGCGAAGAATGGGAACTGGTCGACATCGTGCGCGGTGTCGCAGTTGCAGCCAATACCGAGACGAACTCCGGTTACAACAACGTGGGCAATTACCACCGCCTGGCGATTGTGATCGACGGTCTCGACCTCGACGACGACCTGGATGTCGATATTGAGCAGGCCACCAGCGCAGCGGGCGCAGGTGCCAAAGCGGTCGACTCGAACACGAAGGATATCACGGTTTCGACCGGCGAGTCTCACGTGATCGAAATCCAGAACGAGGAGCTGGATGTGACGGGGCGCTTCTGCTACGTCAACATCGAGATCACTACGGCGAACACAGGTGGTCAGGCGAACTACTTCGTCGCCAAACTGTACGCCTCGCCGCGTTACGCTCCGGCTTCGACAACGAACTGGGACAGCGTGACCGACTAACCCGCTTCAATCCTTCAGTCAAAACGGCGCTGGTATCTCCTATCAGCGCCGTTTGTATTGACAACTGTAAAAACACTGCTATACTGAAAGAGACTGAAGGAGCGACCCCATGAAAAAAATACCCTCTCTATTCATGCGTGACTATGACGGCAACCGGCAGGTGTACGATGAGGTTGTGCTCGGTTGTGAATGGGTACAGCGCGGCGAAGGCGTGGCGACAGAAAAGATTGACGGCACGGCCTGTTTGATTCAGGATGGCGTGCTGTACAAACGGTACGACCGGAAGCAGGGCAAGCCTGCCCCGGATGGCTGGATCGCTGCTGAGCCAGAGCCGAATGAACATACCGGACATTGGCCCGGATGGGTGCCGGTTGGTAAAGGTAATGAGGATCGCTGGCACCGGGAGGCATTTGAGAACCTCGCTCATATCCCAAAGGCGGGCGATGGTACCTATGAACTCATTGGCCCGAAGGTGCAGGGCAACCCCTATCACCTTGAAAACCACCATCTGATTCCACATGGTTCTCATGTTCTGGGATCCGCGCCGAGAACTTTTAATGCGTTGCGGCAATACCTTACTGAGTTTAAATTCGAGGGTATTGTCTGGCACCATCCCGACGGACGCATGTGCAAAATCAAACGGCGCGATTTTGGTCTTTCCTGGCCGGTCAAGGAGACGAAATGACGCGAATCCGCTTGCGTGTCCAGAAACAAATCACTGTCAAAGGCGAGCCGAAAACCTTCCAACCCGGCGACTGGGTAGATATTGCCAACCAGCAAACCATTCGCTTGTGGATTGCGAACGGTTGGGCCGATATGCCCCACAAGCCGCGTGCCGGGATGCTGCCGCGCAGTTGCGGGGTTATCGGTTGGGGAAAACGCCCTGTCAATGCGACCCTGACCCGACTGGAAAAAGACTACCAGTTACAGACCGGCCTCGGCCAACCCGATCAGGTCATTGGCGACATCCCCTACCTGTACACCCTCTACTGGAACGGTGACATCAAACTTCAGGACAATCTGCTGGTGCCTGGATTCGGCCTGCTGCACACCTGGTGGGCCTGCTACCCGTTGATGGACTACGACACGCTGGCAACCGACATCGACACCCCAGAGGCCAGGGAGCGCACCGCCGCCGTCATCCATGACCTGCGCGTGCCCGTGCCCAACCCCGTCCTGCTGTTCGTTCGGCGCAATACCTACACGCAAAAACTCATCAACACCTGGACGGAGGAACGCGAAACCGGCGACGACTGGCGCTTGTGTTTCCTGCGAGCGCTCCATCGCGTGCCGGGGTTGTGGTGGCCGCTGCCCTATACCTGGGGCACGAGTGATGGAGTGGACAAGTATGAGCGATGACCAACAAATTCCGAAAAATGACCAGGGCTTAACGGGACAGGGTGGTTTTTTATTCCCGCCGGAAGTCAGCGCACGGTTGTTGGAAGTGGTCGATAAGGTTGCCGATTGGCGTTTTGAAAAACGAGAAACGCTTCACGATGGCGCATTAGAGACGTACGCTATTATCTTGATCTGGCCTGATGGAACCGAAACCGGATTGTTTGAGGATCATGATGTGTTTGGAGCGTCCGATGCCGACTAGGGGAATCGTCACCATTGCCTACGGGCCAAAAGCGACGGCTGAACTGCACCAGATGTTACAGCAGACGTTCGCGTTTCAAATGCCGCTGCCGTCGATCACTGTCATAGGTGACGTGGATCACTCCGAAGAACACGTAACGATTAGCGGCAGAGTCTATCCGCAACCCGGTCGCCTCTCGTGGAAGGCCGCCCGCGCTGCGAAGATCAGTCTCTACGATCTTTCACCCTACGACCACACGCTGTATATCGATGCTGATACCAGGATTCAGGGCGACATTTCACCCGGCTTTCGTCTGCTCGATGCCGGGTATGAGTTGGTCATCGTGCCGTCGCACAGTCAGGGGAATGACCTGCTCTGGCATGTGGACGCCGCCGAACGTGAACAGACGTTTTTGGAGTGCGGCTATTCACCGCTTCAACTACAGGCCGGAGTGTTCTGGTTCCGTAAAACCGCCGCCGTCAAACGCCTGTTTGCCAACTGGCGCAAGGAGTGGTTGCGGTATGAGGGGCAGGATCAGGCGGCGTTCACGCGGGCATTGCATACCAGTGGAGTCAAGTTGTGGTTGATGGGCAGGCCGTTTAATGGCGGGCCGGTTATTCAACATCATTTTGGAGCGTGCCGATGAACTATATACCTCTTGACCGGATAGCCATTCCGGGTTGGTTAGCACCAATGCTCATTGACATGCGAACACTCGACTATCATCGCCCTATCAGTATTGTGATGTCTTACCGGTTCGCCACGCTCTACTGGCCGAACCAATTTCCGACAGCGATATTCGGGTATCCCGTAAAAATCACCGATGATATTCACAACTTCATCATCGGATTCGAGGTTGACCATGAGTAACGTTCATATCGTCGCCATAGAGTGGGAATCCGATCAGGTGCTGGCGCGTCTTGCCCGTGCCCTGGTGGAGCATACCGGATGGACGATTGACACCGAACCCGATCCGAAAGCGGCGCTGAATTATTTCTTTCCCTATTTGAACTACTCCCAAAAACACCTGGATTATACAGCAACCCCGACAGCAGCCTATTTCAGCCATCACGACACGGCCAGCCCGGAGAAATCGCGCTGGTGGCACGAAGCCGCTGGCCGGGTTGACCTCCGTATCGTGACCGCTAAACTCTACGGCAAAGCATTACGGCGGCACGGTCTAACGGCCTACTGTCATGCGCCGGTTGATCTCGGCATGTTTACACCCATGCCGCGCCAGTCGCAGCCTGCCAAACCAGTCGTCGGTGTCTCAGGCATGGTCTACCGGGATGGACGCAAAGGTGAACAGATGATCGCCGGGATTGCCCAGGACACGCGCAAGCTGTACGAGTGGAAGGCCAGCGGGCGCGGTTGGGCAGTCAACAGCATTCACTGGTATGAGTGGGAAGACCTGCCCAAATTCTATCAGGGTCTAAACGTGCTGGTCTGCGCCTCGACGATTGAAGGCGTGCCCATGCCGCCACTGGAAGCGCTGGCGTGCGGGATTCCGGTCGTGATCCCGAAAGGCGTGGGGATGCTCGATGAACTGCCCAACACACCCGGTATCCATCGCTACAAAAAGGGCGACCCGGAGTCATTGAAAGAAGCGCTGGCGCGTGCAGTCGATATGCCCTACGATCCTGACCAACTGCGCGAGGTGGTTCTGCCCTGGTCGGTCGATGCCTGGGTGGAGGATCACATCACGGCCATGACTGACCTGCTTGACCCTGACCTGAACCTGAAAACACCGTTAGCTGACTGGCATGGGCGCAGCGGCGTTTACATCGTGGCCTACGGTGACCCGGCCCGCAACTGCGCCAAGCGGTCGATCAGCAGTTGGCAGCGGCACAATCCCGACGTACCGGTCGCGCTGGTCAGCAATGCCAAACTGGGGCCGGAGGATATGCTGGTCATGCACCCCGACGCGGACATTGGCGCACGAAAGGCCAAGATCAAAATCTATGACCTTGCGCCGAACGACTGGGAATACGTGCTATACCTGGACGCCGACACCGAAACGATTGCCCCGGTACAAATCTTTTTCGACCTGCTGCAAGACGGCATGGAGTTCGTCATCTGCAAGAATCCCGTCCGCTTTCATACGACCCGGTTCATGACGCGCCCCGACAACATAAAGGAGTGTGACGAAACCTATGAGGTCATGGGCAGCGATGATCAGATTCAACTCAACGGCGGGGTGTTCGCCTTCCGGCGCTGTGAACGGGTACAGCGGTTTTTCAAGGTCTGGTATGACGAGTGGAACCGCTACGGCAAGCGCGATCAGGCGGCGCTGCTCCGGGCACTCTGGCAGCAGCCGCTGAGGATGGTTGTCCTGGGCAACGAGTGGAACACCGTCACCCGGTATTACGAGCCAGAGATGAGCGCGGGCATCCTGCATTACCCGATGGAAGCGCGGCGTTGGGATGGAACAATTGATGGGCGATTGGATTCCGCCGAAGCATGGAAAAAGGTGAAGAAATGACCTATCACCGGGCAATTCTGAGACTTACCTATACTGCGCTTGAGGAAACGCTTCATCTTCCCGAAGGGGCGCGGGTGGTCGGGTTGGAACACAATCCAGACAATTTTCAACTAGCACGTATCGGATTAATCGTCGAGCATCCTGACCTGCCGGAATGGGAACCCGGCGAACAACCCATCTCTGTTTCCATCGAATATACAGGCGAACCCGTCATCGGAATTGTGCCCTTTACCCGATTCAAGAGGTGGTTATGATCTGGCGACTGATTTATAAAATACGCAACAAACTACAATCCGAAAATCCCTATCGTGCACTCCCGAAATGGGCAACTAAGCTACATCTATCTATCACGTTGAAATACATTGGCGCTGAAGTGAAAGACGGTGCATATCTCAGTATTCATAAAGAATTGCGCGAATGATCTGGCGACTGCTCGATTCAACCTTTGCCCGGTTCTATACCTGGATGACCCTGAACGTCGGCTATTTTCGTTGGCTGGATTGGATCAATGCCAAACTGCACCGGAAAGTCTACTACAGCACGCACGAATCGCCCAAAACGCGGCGAAATAGGCGTTTTTAGCCTGAGAAGGGAATATCTATCACATGGATTACTATACACCCCGAAAAGCCGTTGTCATCGCACCCTCGCGGGTCGGCTCAATCATGCTGTGCAATGCCCTGGACAGTCACCCGCAGATCAGTTGTGAGCGCACCGAACCGCTGAACCCTAAAACGAGCGTCTACCTACGCGAG